GACGGCAAGCGGCGCATCAGTCCCTTTGTGAGTCCACTGGTCGAAGGCCAGATCGTCGAGACGCTGGGCTACAAGACCGGCACATTCAAACCGGCCTACATCAAGGACAAGCGCGTGTTCGACATGAACCGCCCGCTCAAGCGCTGGGCGGGCGAGCCGATCGGCGGCGGCGGGACCAACCCGATGGACCGGCTGCGCGCCCAGATCGCGCGCGACATGGAGGACCAAGTCTCGATGCACAAGCGCCGGCTCGAGGTGATGGCGGGCGAGGTCCTCGCGACCGGCAAGTCGACTATCTCGGGCGACAAGTACCCGACGGTGGTGATCGACTTCGGGCGCGCGGCGGGCAACACTATCACGGCCGCCACGCTTTGGTCGGCGGCCGGCTCGCATCCGCTCGACGACCTTCAGAACTGGTCGCAGATCTCGCTGCAATCGTCCGGCGTGTTCTTGAACGACGTCATCATGACGGTCGACGTCTGGGCGGTCTTCCGCGCGCATCCGGACGTGCAGGCCCGGTTGAACCTGTTCCGCACGGTCGGGGGGCCGCCGTCGATGTCGCTCGAGGCGCAGTCGATCTCCGAAGGCGGCGCGTTCATGGGGACCATCGACGGGTTCAATATCTACGTCTATTCGGCGTGGTACGTCGATCCGGCCGACTCGGTCGAGAAGCCGATTCTGCCGGCGGGGACGGTCCTGATGGTGTCGCCGGCCCTCGAAGGCGTGCGCGCCTACGGCGCCATCCGCGACGAGGAAAACGGCATGCAGGCGGTTCCGTATTTCGTGAAGTCGTGGATCGAGCCCGACCCGAGCGTCCGCTTCGTCATGCTGCAGAGCGCCCCGCTGGTCGTGCCCTACCGCCCGAACGCCTCGTTCAAGGCCAAAGTGCTGTGAGCCCGTTCCGGCAAATCTACGGGCGTGTGTTCTCCGCGCGTCCGGGCGGGCGCGCGGCGAGTCCCCGCCGGGGCGCGATTTCCGGACCGTCGCCATCCGCCGGAAATCGCGCGGCGGGCGATCCGGGTTGGGTCAACCCGTTCCTGTCGGCGCACGTTCCGGTGCTCTGGCAGGCGCTGATTCAGGTGTTCCCGCGCCAGGTGGTCTACTGGATCGACGGGGACCCGGCGCAGACCATGATGCTCACCATCGTCTGGAAGGAAGGCGCGGAGGACGAGACCGTCTCGCCCGGGCGCTACTCGCACGTGCTGGTCTGGGACGCCGACCTGCCGCGGCCGCCGTCGCTCCAGGACGTGATCTCCTCGGACGGCGTCGAGTACGACGTGGTCCGCATCGACGCCTACGCCACCGGCTGCTCCACGCTCGTGCTGCAGGACCGCTCGGAGGCCATCTGATGCCGGTCAAGATCAAGGTGAAGCAGACCGGGCGGGTGAAGCAGCCGAAGCTCGATCAGGGCCCGCTCACCCGGATCGGGCAGGACATGGTCGCGCGGCAGAAGGCGCGCTGGGCCAATCACCTGAACGCGAGCGGCGTCCAGGCCAAGCCGCTCTCGAAGAAGTACACCTTCATCAAGAAGAAGTACACGGGCGTGGCGCGGCCGTACCGGGACAACGTGATGACCGGGATCATGCGCGACAACTTCACGCTCCGCAAGGCCATCGAGGGAGACATCCGCGCCGAGAACACCACCCGCCTGGCGCGCGCCCACGCCAACGGCGCCGTGAAGTTCGAGGACATGATCGGCTTCTCCGGGCCCGAGCAGATGGCCATCTTCCGCGACTTCCAGGCCGAGTACGGCCAGTGGACGAAGCGCGCGTGGGCGCAGATCCGATGATTGGCTCTTCATGATTAACCTCGAAGCGCTCACCAACGTTTTCGCCGACACGCTGCGCCGGATACCGGAGCTCGTGGCGGACCTGAACCCGCCGGTTCCGGAGTCGGTGGTGGCGCACGTCGACCGCAACCCGGAGCGCATGTCGCTCGACACCGTGCTCTATTCGATGAAGGGCGGCACGGTGATCGTGGCGGGCGTCGAGAGCGTGCTGGCGGAGGGCGAGATGGCGTGGTGGACGCACCGCGTCGAGTTCTACGTGCGCCCGGGGCGCAACCAGTCGACCTACCAGATCATCGACGATATCATGCGAGGCGTGCCGGTCCCGGGCGACGGCCAACGCTGGTATCTGTGCCCGCTCGCGGCCGGTCTCGACCCCACCTCGGTCCTGGCCTGGGAACGAAGAACCGACTCCGAGCACGTGGATTACTGGGCCGCAAGGACCGAAACCAAAGAAACAGGAGACCTCTAACATGGCTGCTACCGCGCCTCCGCAACCTCCGCCCGTAAAACCGCTCGCCGCGCCGACCTCGTGTCCCGCCAACGTGCGCGAGACCAAGATTGCCTTCGGGTTCAAGCCGCAGCCCGATCTCGGGACCGAAAATCTGCCCGCTGAAATATGGAGCCTGACCAAAACCAACACGGCGCTCGCGGTCGTCACGCCCACGGTAGAAACCGACGCCAACGATATCGGCAAAGGCGACGAGTTCCCGACCACCACTTTCCCGACCAACATGGACGCCTCGGCGGCGCTCGAGAAATACTGCTCGAGCGAGTTCCTGGCGTGGCTGTTTTGCTTCACCACCGGGAAGGCCACCAAGACGAGCATCGGCGCGACGGGGTTCACCTACGCCGCGGTCCCGTCCGATCCGGTCGTGAACTGCATCAACCTGCCGGCCTTCACCTATGCCGAGCAGATCCGCGCCGAGCCGGATTCGGTGATCGACCGCGCGCTGATCGGCCTGGTCATCAACGACTGGACGCTCACCATGGAGTCGGGGCCCGGCCGCGCCAATTGCCGGGTGGCGTTGAACTGCGTCGGCACGGGCAAGACCGCCGCGCCATCGGGGCTCACGCCGTGGCCCCCGGTGACGCCGGAGCACTTCCTCAACGCGGCGTCGGCGGCCATCAGCATCCTGGGCATCGATTACGTGCTCAACGCGAGCTTCATCTCGGCCGAGTTCCGCTGGAACAACAACGTGCGCCTGCCGTCGGGCTTCTACCCCGGCTCAGGCACGCAGAACGGCTACGCCGTGCGCGGTCGCATGGAGTACGGCAACCGCGAGTTCGGGCTCACGTTTGTCGCGCGCGCGCTCAAGGGAAGCCCGGAGTACACCATGCTGATGGCCGCTCCGCCGGCCAACGAGGGCCCGGTAACCATCAGCGTCACGGGCGCGGTCATCGGCGCAGGCCCGGACACGCACGGCTTCTCGATCAGCTTCCCGCGCGCGGTCTTCACGTCGGTGGTCAACGGCGACGCCGACGGCATCGTGACCGTGCAATGCACCGTCACCGCGCTGAAACCGACGACCGGGGATATCGTCACGCTCTCGGCGACGACGTCGAAGGACGGCATCCTCGGCCTCTAGGAGGGGTTATGTCGAACTCTGTGATCGCGACCGTGTTCGTGGTCCTGGCGCTGATTTTCTTTTTGATCGGAGTGGTGAACGCGCAGATTCCCGTGGGGCGCCAGATCAACTGGGTGGCCGCGGGCCTGGCATTGCTCACCATCGCGTGGCTGATCGGGAGGGGATGAATGTTCGACGCATCGGCAGAGATTGAACTCGGGTTCCGGTTGGCGTCCGGCGCGGAGTCGGTCACCGTGCGCTGGCCGACTGACCAGGAATGGGCGGCGCGCGCCCGGTCGCGCAAGTTCATCGTGCGCCGGCTCGGCCGCGGTGTGTCCGAGACCGTGCCGCCGGCGCCCAACGAAGCCGACGTGCAGTTCTACGAAAAGATCGCGCTCAACGGGACGCCGGCCGTCACCAAAGGCGAAGCGCGCCAGATCATCGACGTGCTCGCGACGGCCGCGGTGACCAACGTCACGGTCGAGGGCAACGAAGCGTCGATCGACCTGAACGTGCTGACGGGGGCGGTGAAGCACCGCGTGAAGCTTCCGACGGCCGACCAGGTGATCGGCATGCGCGCTGCGGCCTTCCGGATGCTCGACCTGCCGTTCTCGCAGCAGCAGATCCAGATTCTGCTCGAGCCGGCGGCGCGGCTCTGGGACGAGTGCCACGGCTCGAGCGAGGATTACGCCAACGGCGTCGTGCCGGCGTTGCACAAGGACGTCGCCATGCGGTCTCTGATCGAATATCTCGATAACAAGCTGGGGCTGCGGCGCGATGACGAAAGTTTTTAATCGGCGGGGACTGGCCGGAGCAGCCTTCGCCCCGATACGTTTTCCATCGCATGCTCCGCAGCAAGGACCTGTGCCCGGAGCCGGCAAACTGCCCGGCGGTCCTGACCGAGGAGCCGCTCGCCGACTATACCGCTTTGCCATGCGATGGTTGCCCGCGGCAGGCGCTCAACGAATATCTGGACTCCCCCGAAGGAGCGCTGATCCAGGCGGTGATCGATCTCGATTACGCGCTGCAGATGGGAGTGACGGTGAGGCTTCGGGAGATCCCGTACCCGTCGTTCCTCCTGTTGCGGCAGCTGACCGACGAGCGGGAGAAGTATAAGACGGAAGAGATCAGGAAATCGAGCGCCAAGCGCGGGCATTGAGTCATGGCTAACAAAATCTACATCCAGATCGAGGCCGACTCAAAGGGCGCGGAAGAGAACGTCGACGCGCTGAACAAGGGGATCGCCAATATCGGCGACTCGAGCGAGAAGGCGACCGCCAAGGCCACCAGCGGCATCAAAAGCGTCAGCGTGGGCATCGAGCAGGCGACCAATTCGGTCAACAGTCTCGTCGCGTCGCTCACCGGACTGGGCGTGGCCGCGCTCACACGCGAGTGGTTGGGATTTGGGGATGCGATGACCAGAGCCAACTTTGCGCTCGACCGCGCGTTCGGCCCGCAGACCGCGAGCGATATCGGGTCGCAGATCCGTTCCATCGCTCATGAGGCCGGGATGGCGCGCGAGAGCCTGATGGCGACTGCCACGCAATTGGCTGCGGTCTTCAAGGTTCCGGAAGATCGTGTGACCCAGTGGATAAACGTCTTCACTAACATCGCGCGACAAAGCGCAAAAGGCGAGGAGACCGTCGAGGGGCTCGCCAACGCCATGGGCGCGGCCTGGTCGAAGGGCTACATCACCGCGCGCGAAGCCGCGATGAAGCTCACCGCGTTGGGCGTGCCGGCCATGAAGATCCTGGAGGAGGCCTACAAAGTCAATCAGGTCGAACTCAAGAAGATGCTCACAGGCCAGCAGGACGTAAAGGCTTCGATCGGCGAATTAATGGACGCGATGGAGCGCCAGAGCCGCGGCGCCGCAGCGGCATACGTCAAGGCCGTTCCATCAGCGCAACTGGCGCAGGCCTTCGACGAGTTGAAAGGCGTGGCGCTCGAGACCTTCCGCTCGATGCAGCCAGCCATCGAAGACGCCATCAAGGTAATGAGCAGGTTTGTCGGGTTGCTCGCCATGGCAGTCGACGCCTTCCACAATCTCGATCCGGTCGTTCAGGACACCATCCGAAGGCTCGCCTATCTGGCCATCGCTTTGGCCGCGCTCGGCACGACCGTGACTATAGTCTCGGCGCTCATGACCGGATTCGGCGGCGTTCTCACCGTGCTCGGCACGGTTGCCGGCGTCACTACTAAAGCGATCGCGGCTCTCGATGTGGCCTTCGGCGCGCTCTCGGCCGAACTCCTCGGGCTCACGGCCGGACTCGCTGCGTTCCTCGGCGTAAGTGAGGCCGTCGCCGCGGCGATCGTCACGCTCACTGCGGCAATCCTGGGCTTCGTTGCATGGGAAGCCTTTGGCGACAAGATCAAACAGTGGTTCGGCGGCATTATCGACTGGATCAAAGAAGTCTGGGACAAAGCCGGCGAGTACATGAAAAAGGCCTACGACGCGATCAAGGCATATGTCTCGGAAAAGACCGGAGGACCGCCGGCCATTGACGTCGACTTACTCAAGCGCCAGGCCCAGGAGATGGACGACGCGCTGGCGGAAGCGCGCGCCCGGATGAAGCGCAACGAGGATCAGCAGATCTCGTCGCTCATCGACAAATACGCCAAGCTCGAGACGAGCCTCAAGGGCAACGCGCAGCAACTCGCGCGGCTTCCCGAGCTCTACGCGACCGCGGAGCAGGCCATCCTCAATAGCATGATGAAGCAGGTCGAGACCGACACGCGCAAAGCGGAACTGGAGGTCAATCGCCTGCGCCGGCAGACCGATATCATCGCCGGCGAGATTCCCCAGACCGGCACGTTCGAGCAGCAGCGGGAGCAGGCCGAGCGCGCGCGCAACGACCGCATGACGCAGGCCACCGAAGACGCCGCTTTGCAAATCGGCTTGCTCGACAAACGCTACCGCGCCGAAATCCAGGGCGTCGACGACGTCGCCGCGCATCGCCGCCAGATCGGGCAGGATTCGGCCGCGGCGCGGGCGGAGGACGCGCGCAAGATCGCCAGCCTCCGGATGATGTGGGACCAGGAAGTCGCCAACGAGCAGGACAAGCTCGGCGCGCAATACGCGAAGGCCGAGATGGAGCGCAACAAGGAAGTCCACAAGGCTGACTTCGAAGATTGGAAGCAGACCCAGGAGGAGCGGGTTGCCTACCTCGAGCAGCAGGCGCAATCGGCCGCGGCCATCCGGCGCGCGCGCATCGAAGCCGCGCCGGCGCAGACCGAGCAGGCGCGGCTCCAGCAGATCGGCAATTTGCGCGACGCCGAGATCGACGCCATCAAAGCGGTTTCGAAGATCCGCGAGGACGATCTCAACGCGCAGACGTCGAGGCGGATCGAGGAAGCCGGCTCGAATGCCAAGGAGATCCTCGAGATCCTCGATGACACGCGCAAGAAGCAGAATGCGCTCACCCTGCAATCGGTGACCGACCAGAAGCTCGCGTACATCAACGCCTGGAAAGAAGCCAACCAGGTCGTCATCGAGCAGCAGCGCGCGGTCTTCGAAAACCTGCAGACCGCGATCGGCGATATCTTCGACGCCTTCGTCGACAAATCGAAGAGCGTCTGGTCCGCCATCGGCAACCTGATCAAGTCGACCCTGCTCAACGCGATCAAGTCGGTGATCACCTCACAGGTGGCCGCCTCGCTCACGCAGATGCTCGGTTACGGGCCGGTCCAGGTGCAGCGCAAGGGCCTGTGGGGCATGCAGCCCGTGTTCTCCGGGCTGGGGACGCTTCCGGAGTTCGGCATCGGCACCGCCTCAAGCGGCATCACCGGATTCCCGTCGCCGCAATCGACGACCACGGCGCCATCCGCGAGCTCGCCGGTCGAATCGGCGCAACGCGAGGTTCGGGGCGATATCAACCAGATCGTCTCCGACGCCGCGCAGGAGCAATGGAGAGCGCAAACGGGCGTGGCGCCCTATGCGGGCGGAGGCGCGGAAGTGCAAGGAATCGCCGGCCCCACCGGCATTTATGTCGGCGGCAGCGGAGGAGGCTACGGCGGCTATCGGGGCGGCGCGGATATTACGGCAGGAGGCGGCACGGTCGTCACGGGCAGAGATGGCGCGGGCGGAGGCGGTTTCGCCGGCTCGATCCAGAGCATGCGCGATTCGTTGAATATCGGCAAGCCGGTGTACGTTCCCGGCGACGGCGTCACGACTCTGGGGCAATGGAAGCCGTGGTCGCAGGCGACGGCCGCGCAGAAGCTCGGCTCGATCGTCAAGAGCCAAGGGTTCGCCACCATGGCGACGAGCATCGGCGTCCCCATGCTTCTCGGGAGCCTCTCGCAGAAGGGCCCGAAGGCCGCGGCCATGGGGATCATTGGAGGCGCCGCAGCGGGCTACGGCCTCGCCACCATGTTCGGAGCCTCCTGGATGGGGCCGAGCGGGCTCCTGGCCGGCGCGGGCATCGGGCTGTTCGCCGCGGGCTACAAGGCGCGCGGCATCGGCGGCCTCGCCATGACCACGCTCGGCGGCACATTGGCCGGCGCGGGCATCGGCAACATGATCGTGCCCGGCGTCGGCGCGGTCGTGGGCGCGGCGATCGGGGCCGGCGTCGGACTGGCGACCGGCGTGGTCAACCTGTTCCGCAAGTCGCAGACGCAGCAGATCCGCGACCTGGTCCGGCAAGTCTACGGCATCGATATCCCCGACCAGGGCGTGCTGCAGCAGATCAGCGACATTGCGGACCAGAAGTACGGCGGCAGCATTCACCGGGCGGTGTACGGCTCGGACGTCCAGGACCTGATCCGGCTGTACGGGCTCTCGACGGGCCAGCGGTTGGGCGCGCTGCCGCGGCCGATGTACAGCGCGACCTACAACCAGAGCGCCTCCGGAGGCCTGCAGCTGCAGCCGGTGTACAGTGGCGGCCGTGTGGTGGCGAACCCGTACACCGGGACCACGACCACGCAACTGGCGAATTGGAACACCATGTCTCAGAATCTGCCGGCGGTCTTCCTGCAACTCAATCCGCAGCAGGCCGTGAGCCTGTTCCAGGGTCAGGTGGTGCAGGCGATCGGGGCGAATCCGGGCGCGGTCGCGGCGGCGAACACGACGGCGGCGCAGTCGGGGCAAGGAAGGCAGACGCAGGCGGGCTCGTTGCTCGAGCCGGCGACGGTGATGAGTTGATGCTATTCGGTGACGCAGCCACGGTCGACGAGGTCGTTTCCAGACTCGTTCGGCGCGAAAGTGCATGTGAACTGGTGCCGTTCTTCGCTTCGCCAGTCATTGATGCGCATCCGGAGTTGCGCAGTGATCTGGTTGGTCTCCCCGTTCGACTGAAAGAAGATATCGTCCTCGTAAACCCACTTGCGCCGGGGAAAGCGCTTCATGGCGCGGTCAACCGTGATCCGGCCGGCGATGCGCTGCAACGCCTCCGAATGCACTGGCTTCGCCCGCTCCTCGCCAATCTTGTCGAGAATTCCAGAGAAAATCCAAAGCCCGACGATGAAAAGAAAACCGATAGCCGCCTTCATGGACCTACAATTGTAGCATTTTTCACCAATGCCCAATAATCTCCAGCCTGCGAACCCGACCGACGTCATCCCGAGTGGCTTCTACAGCATGCTCGGTGAAGAATTGCGCATCGAGAGTTTCGTGAATAACTATCCCGATGGAAGCTCAGACCGGGCGCCGCTGGCGCAGTATCCGCGGCACTTCTTCAAGATCACTCGGCTCGTGACCGCAGCGCAGTACGCGGCGCTCTGGAGCTTCTTCTCGAATCATCTGATCTTTCCGTTCTACTTCTACAATCCGCGCGAAACGACGCCGCCGTTTCACCCCGACCTGACCGGCGCGGCGACGCAGGGCCGCTACACGGTGGTCTGGGACGGCAACTGGAGCGACCGCTACAACCTCGGCCGGACGGAGGTCTCGCTCGGCCTGCGCGAGGTGGCCTGATGGCAGACTACCTCGGGCCAATCGAGATACCTGATCCGCCGGTCGTCTCCGCCTTTCCGCTCGCCGGAGACTTCGGCGGAGGCATCGATTACGACCTCCAGGTCGCAAACCACGTGTTCGACCAGCCGGGGCTGAAGACCGAGCAAAGATTCCTGCTGGGCCCCGGCTACCGCCGCTTCCGCATCTTCCGCGACCACCTCTCGTGCCACGACTACGACCAGTTGAAGGCGCATTGGCAGCAGGCGCAGGGGCAATATGCGCAGTTTCCGCTGACTGTGCAGAAGCCCGGCGCGAGCGAGACCGTCACCGCGCGCTACGAGAACCCGAACCTGCAGTTCCCGCACATGCTCGCGCTACTCACGGGCGACCCCGGTCTTACCTTACTTGAGGTCCCGACGATCACCCCGAGCTACCCGATCGCGCAGTGCGTCGAGCGCTTTCCGGACGCCGCGCTGACGAGCGCCCTCGAGAGCCAGGTGCAGCAGTTCATCCCGCTACTCACCATCACCGCGCGCGGACAGGCGCCGCTGCATCTGGCGAACCAGCGGGTGACCGTGGGGACGCAGCTGTACCTCGCGCGGCTGAACGCCTGGAACGGCATCGGCCAGACCATCAACGAGACCAGCGATTCGGCGCAGTTCACACTCGGCAATGCCGACGACGTGTTCGTCCAGTACGCCAACCAGATCAACCTCTACCGCGCGCAGATTCAGTTCTCGCTCTACCACGTCAACACCGGCTACCTGATCGATCTCTGGGCCGGCTACGCGCGGCCGTGGACGCTCACGTCGGACGGCCTGTTCGTCCTGCCGGCTTCCGACGGCGTCTTCGAACTGACGATGCTCTACCCCTGGCGCACGGTGTCGAGGACCTGCTTCAAGCAGTACAAGGGCCCGCTCTGCCCGTCGACCTCGAGCGAGACCGATTGTCCGAAGGACTTCGACAGTTGCATCGCCCGCGGCGTGCCGCGCTCCTTCGGCGGCGTGGTGGCGGAGCCGCTCGGCCTGCGCAACAAGGACACCGACACGCGCGTGGTGGGCTTCGGGCTCTCCATGTTCACCTCGATTTCGGTGACCAACGATTCGGTCTACGAGCGACCGGTGAAGGAGGTCTACACCGACGAGTCGATGAAGGTCGACTGCGACATTGCCGCCGGGCGCGACGAGAGCGAGTATTACTCGGCGCTCGGCATCGTGGGCGAGGGCCCGATCGGGTCGTACAACCCGAACCTGCTGTACCAGATGCTCGACAACCAGCCTCCGCACGACCCGATCCGCGGCGGCGGATGGCGCGGCATCCTGGGGACCGATCCCGCCGGACCCAACGACTACTTCCAACTCGACCAGGCGCCGTGGACGCCTCCGCTCGGAGCTCCGTATGCGGCCGGCCTGGCGTTTGCCGAGATCCGCCGCACCGACGCCGCCGGGCTGCAGCTGGCCGCCGTAACTGACCGCTCGATGCAGGTCTGGATCGACCAGGGCATCAGCGGCTGGACATGGACCGCCCCGGGCGCGCGCAACTGGACCGCCGGCCTCGCCAACACGGTCTGGATCGCCGTGAACGTGTATCTCCGCGGCATCGGGCTGCGCGTCGACAATACGCGGGCGGGGACGGTCTCGGCCTCAGTGATGGAGACGTACTTCGACGTGAACGCCGCCATTGCCGCGGCGGCCATCTGCGACCAGGTCGTCGAGAGCATGCTCGTCCCGGGCGTCATGGAGAAGCAGTTTCCCTTCCGCGGCGTGCTGCAGGAGCGCAAGGCGCTCAAGGACTGGCTGACCGAGATCCTGAACTGCTGCCTCGGCTACTACACGTTCGTCAACGGGAAGCTCTACATCGGCATCCGCGAGAACGCCTCTGCAGCGGACACCGCGCACGCTTTCAGCCGGGACACGATCCTCTGGAAGTCGCTCGAGGCCGAGCCGGTCTCGCCGCAGTTCAACTGGCTGATTGGGGAGTTCGGCGACGAGGAATTCGACTGGGCAACCAATTCGGTGACGCTCTATGACAAGGACCATGCGGAATGGCTGGGCGAGGTCTCCGGCATGCCGCAGTACCTGCAGTCGACGATGAACTTCGTCGGCGTGTCGAACAAGAGCCAGTGCGCGCGCATCATCACCACCCGGCTGCGGGAGGAGCTCGGCGGCTTCGGGCTGACCGAGATCCTCCAGGCGCGCAACCTGAAGTTTCGGACCACCATCCTGGCGCTGCAGAACCTGGTGGGCGACGTCATCGGGCTCGATCACGACCGCCTCCCGGGCGCCTACGGCAAGATCCGCATCGAAAACTGGAACCTCAACCCGGACTTCTCGATCGATATCGCCGGATCCTGCGTGACGGACTCGATGTATCAGTACGACGTCGGCCCGAAGCCCGCGGACGCGCATGCGCCGGCCGTGATTCCGGAGACGCTGCCGGCCATCAACGGCCTCGCCTGGATGCCAAACGCCGTGGCGCCGTTTCCGGGCGACCCGCTCTATCCCGACACGAGGAGCCGGACCTTCGACCTCTGGCAGGACTACAACATTCAGCGCGACGGCGTCTGGTCCCCGGCTATCTGGGTGGCGGGCGAAGCGGTCGTGAACCAGTTCGTTCAGCAGACGCAGGCCGAGATCGTCGACCTCGAGCTCGCCCCGGGCGGCGTGATCTCCGGACCCTGCACCATCTATGTGGCGGTCGTAATGACGGACGCGACCGGGCAGTGCTCCCTGCCGTCGAACCTCTACGGACTGTGGATTCCCTCCGGCGTGGTCAACCAGAAGGTCACGCTTTCGCTTGTGCCGCCGGCTGCGGGAACCTGGACCGGCTGGGATCTCTACATCGGGACTGACCGCCGCCGCATCGCCAAACAGGAGTCGCACACGGGGGCGCTTCCACCGAACTACACCTATTCGAGCGCGATTGTTCACATGACGCAGCAACTGCCGGAGGCCGCGGCGAAGTGGGTGCGGGTCAGCGCCAAGCACGTCTGGCATTCGGGCGTAGCGGGCGTCCTGGTGACCGGAGTGACGGCGCCGAACCAGATCCAGGCGAACGACTTCATCGGCTCGCGAGACCCGTGGGGGGGAAGAATCGTGAGCGCGTTAGCCGATCTCTCAGACGGTTCGGCGCCGTTGTGGAATTTTACCGTGACGGCCTTCGACCAGGCCACCGGAACGCTCACCGT